AGTTTAAACCATATCTCGGGTTTCCATCTGCCCACGTGATTAATCCTAAGTTTTTTAAACTTCTAGTTAAACTACTAGTTCCAGTTTTATTTAAACCAACACAAATTATTTTTTCACTAACTTTTTTTAAATTTTTTTCAGATAATAAAGTTATTTTACCTACAACAATATCATCACTATAAATTATTAAAAATCCACAAGATTTCAAATAAAAATTATCAGGTATTATCCATTGATTTGGTGACATTTCCATTTCAAATAAATAATACGGAAAATAAATTGACGGATAATAGTAATAAGCTTTAATCTGTTTTTTTTTATTTGTTTTATTTGATATTTTAATTAATCTTTCACCATTATTATCATAATAATTAATTAACTCGATTCCATCAAAATTATAAATCACCCTTTCCATACAGTTTCAATTACTCTCATTTATAAGTTCAATTAATTGTTCTTTTATATGTTTGGTTTTACGCTCACCACATAAGCATTTGTTTTTTATTACATCCGTATTTTCATTTACGATTATTTTTCTTTCATATACTTGATTAATAGAGTCTAGTATTTCTTTTTTTGATATACATTCTGAAGAAATTATAGTTTCTTTATCGTATTCATCCCAATTTGTTATTAAATTTAAACATTCTTTTGCCCATGTTAATGTTGTATTACCATCCCAATAAAATTTAGAATACCCAAAAACAGTAGTGCTGTCTTCATTACTTAAAAACCATTCTAATAAACTAGATTTTGTATTAAGTTCAGGTCCAATTATTGAAGTTTTTATTGATTTTGTGTTTTTACTTGTATTGACAATGAAATCTCTTGCGATTTTTTTTGATATACCATAGTCATCATCATCCATTTCACAATCAGTACCAGGATGAACAATTTTATTTTTTGAATAAAAATCTAAAAATATTGGTAATTCCCAATTAACATCAAAAGTTTTAGTTCTTTGATGTATTGCCCCAATACAATTAATAATGTAATCTCCATCGAAATTTATTACATCCATTTTAAATTCATTTGACGGCCATCTATTACTAGTGGTTATAACTTCAATATTATTTTTTTTAAAATACTTCATAACCATATGACCTAACATACCATTATGACCTAATATTAATACTTTCATGGTCTAAAAAAATTAAAATATTCTAATGTTTTATATAATTCTTCTTTAGTGACAACAACATTATCACTAGTAAACTCAAATTCTTTTTCTATTGGTAACGTGTTTTTATAATGCATATAATATATGTTATCTAATTCATTATAAAAAGTTCTATATGATTCTTCTTTTGAAATCATCATTTCATGTAATTTTTCTGAAACTCTTGGTACACCTATATTATATTTTAATCCAAAATTTTCTTTATAAATTTCAAATAAATCAGATATTTTAAATGATTTTAGATTTGGTATTAAATTATAACCATTAACTTTTAATGCACTTTCAATTAAATCTATAGCCTCATTTATTTCAATCATAAATCTTGTCATATTTGGAGAATACAATGTTAATTCATAATTATTTTTAATTGAATCCCACATTAATGGGATTATACTTCCTGTTGAATTTAACACATTCCCATATACCGCGGTTGACAACTTTGTGTTACTTTCTTCTGAGTTGACTATAAATGCCTCACCGGCAACAAACTTCATGGCGCCATACAATGTTGTCGCGGCTCTTGATTTATCTGAAGATATAAAACAAGCTGATTCAAATTCATTTTCTTGAGCGATTCTTCTCGAGTTTAATCCCCCTTTAATTATTACTTCAACACCCTCTTCATAGTTCTCATCAACTGAAGATATTTGTTTCATAGATGCCGCAAATATGCCTATTTGATGACCATTTGATGCTCTCTTCATTAAATCATAATTACGAATATCACCAACAATACATTTAATATTTGGAAACTGTTTTTTTAGATAGTAATGTTTAGCCTCATCTCTAGAGTAAACAGTAATATCATTATTATCATAATATCTTTTTATTATATTTTTACCGAGATATCCCGCTCCTCCAGTTATAAAAATTCTCTTATTGTTCATCATCTTAATGTTTGATATTCATATAGGTTAACTAAATTTATTTCTTCAATATCATCACCTTTAACTAAATAAAGTTTGTTTGGTTTACGATATAGATAATTGAAATCGGGTTTTAAATTCACTATTTCATTATCAATCATAATTGTAATATTTTCAGTGATAGAGTAAATAAATAAGTTTTCCTCTTCTTTCTTTGTATTCATATCCACAAACAAAGAAAATGTAGGATATGGACTATTATTATTAATGTTTATATGTGACTCGTACCTTATGCTATCGTATATATAATCAGGATAAATTTTATGATTTTGTAATGAAACAAAAAATCTTAGATAATCTTCGGCAATATTATAATCGCAATATTTTTTAATAGATAAAAAGTTTATCCAATTTTTTAAATCTGAATATTTTATATCAAAAGCAATTAAACCTGGTAGATAAAACTCTCCTCGGTCTGTCTTAACATTAAAAAACATATTATCCTCTTGGTTTTGTATCTCGTCAATTAAATCTTCAGATATTAATAAATCGTAATTCATAAAAAATACTTTATCATAATCAAAACCGTTTAAGAAGTTGATAGTGTTTTTAATTTTATTAAATGGAGTCCACCCATAATCGGGTATATATGAAGATAATTTAATTTTTCTTTCCCCCATTACATGTGTAGACCATCTTTCTAAAGCTCTAAATGGATATTTTAGAATTGGATTTGTATTATCATAAATAAAAAAATCAACCGTGTTAATAATATCCTGCGGTAGTGTTATATGAGAATTAAGTATAATCGGTAGGTTTGTTTTTTCGCGTAATAGAGATATATTATCTCTTAATTTTTTAATTTTTTCATCATCATTACAATGAGATAATATTGATATAATTTTTTTCATATTTTAACAATTAAATTTCTTTCCAGTTTATTAAATTCATCTATGTACGATTCACCATTTATTAAAATACTATATATTGAATCAGAATAAAGATTGGTGTCAATAATACCGTCAGTATTGATTGAATGCTCTATATTTTCATTAAAAATAATATTTAAATTAGTTTTAACGTTATAGAAAATAAATTTATTTTTAATGGTATTAGTTTCGTCTTTACCCATGAACAAATCAAAATTGTTGGATTTAGATTGTGAAAAGAAATTTATTTCATTAAAAAAATTTATTTCTTCGTTAACAATTAAATTGGATTTTTTTAGATTGTTCTTTTTTATCCACTTTAATATATAATGGTCAGTTAAATCTGATGTAGTAACATAGCTGTCTTTATCTATGAAATACTTAAAATCTAATAACATATCACGAGTTAATGGTAAAAAATGCAATGAACATTCATTAATAAATCCATTTGTCGATTTATTAGAATAATAACAATTAGTTATATTATTTTTTATTTCATTAATTAAATTATCATCAAATTTTGTGTCATATATTACATGGTAAAAAACGTCATAATTATACAGTAATGCAATTTCTGATAGTTTTTTTCTTTGATATAAATCAGCCCAACCGTAATCAGGAAAAAATCTTTCCAATTTGTATTCAAATCCATCTATAAAAATTGTCTTCCAATGTATATAACATTTTTCTGTAATTGGTGTTACAGGGTTTTCTTTAGTTCTAATAAATAAATCAACGTTCTTAACAATATCTGTTGGTATTTCTAAAGGAGACATTAATAATACATCCCATCCATTTTTTTTTATAATTTCAATATTATGGTTAAGTACATTTAATTTTTTTTCATTATCACAATATGATGAAATTAAAAACAATCGTCTCATATCGTATAATGATTATCGATAAATTTATCAATATTATCTGACCATAAAAGCATTGCATTGTCTTTTATTTTTTGCTCATCCCAATCCCACCAAGATATTTTTAATAATTTTTCAATTTGATTTTCACTAAATCTATATTTCACGACTTTAGCTGGATTTCCAGCAACTATAGCAAACGGGGGAACATCTTTAGTTACCACAGAACAACTACCAACAACAGCCCCATTAGATATTTTAACACCAGACATTATAGTAGATTTGGCACCAATCCAAACATCGTTTTCTACAATAATATCACCTTTACATGAAGGGTGACCCATTCTCATATGCATGTCAGCGATTTCAGGTGTAACTGGACCTAATAATTGTGAAGTAGTCGTAACCCAATCTGGTCTATGATTCGCATGTAAAAAAAAGTTACAATCCCTACCAATTGAATTGTACTTTCCTAGTTTCACCCTATACTCATCACTCCATGTAATTATGTTAACATTCCTATCAAAATAGGTTCCTCTATCTGCATTCCATAAATGTAAATTTTCCATAATAATTAATATTTTTTAAATTCGGGTAAATCGGCAATGCTGTATGTAAAGTTTCCATTCTCTACAACAAATGGCATTAATAAATCTTTATTATTATATTCAAAAAAATATATAATATCAGTTTCATTTTCAACTGTTGTTGCAAATGGTATCCGATATTCATTCCTAACATCAAAAATATCCATACCATTTTCAACAAAACAATGAGTAAAGTCAATTTGTAACGACTCACCCGTTTTATAGTCATTTCCTTTAAATTCTGATATTCTCTTAAAATCAGTATATACTTTTTTTATATTATCTTTTGATGTTACACCAGCAGCATATCCGGCATGCTTCCTAAAACCATTCCACCCCGATTCAACTCTACTTATTGCACAAAGATAACCACAATTATCAAACTTTTTAAATGTGTTAATCAAATATTCATCGAAATCATCTTCAATAAAAAAATAATCATCTTCATTATAAAAAAAGTAATCATATTGTTCTAAATTATTTAAAGTATACTCGGCCCATGCACCATAACTCATTCCATTGTTATTTCTTAAAATTATTTCTACTTTGGAATTTTGTATTTTTTTAGGTATTTGATTTATTTTTTTACCTATAATGTCAATGTCTTCACAATTTAAATTAAATGAAAAAACGATAGTATCTAAATTGTGTCTTATTTTTTCTAAGAATTCAATTTGTTTTTCCAAGAATATAAACCTATTACTATTATATATTGCAGGTACTTTTCTTCTGTCACCCAAAAAAAAATTAATTATTAAGACACTTTTATTCATATACTATAACATATTATTAAAACGATATTCTCTTAAATCATTATTTTTTTCTTCTTCAGTTTGTTTTTGTATTATAATACAATTTTTAGCAAAAGTAATTTTAG